TACTACGGAAAGTATTGGTAATATGAGTGATAATAGAAGAAAAGCAGTAGTCATTTTTAGTGGCGGCATGGATAGTGCTGCTATGTTACGAATGACACAATTTAGTACAAACGATGTCTATGCTTTAACGTTTGATTACGGGCAACGACATAAACGGGAGATTGAATGTGCAAAGACACAAATCGAACATGCAACAATTTTAGGTTTTAACCATTCATTTGAAGACACGCAAATTTTTCATAAGGTGATTGATGTTAGTTTCTTGAAAGAACTTGCACCTACAAGTTCATTAACTAATGACAATATAGATAACCCTGATGTAAAAGATATGGTTGGTGAAGCTCAACCGGTAAGTTATGTTCCTTTTAGGAACCAACTATTTTTGTCTATTGCATGTTCGTATGCAGAAGCAGTAGGGGCAGGGCAAGTGGTTTATGGTGCAACAGAAGTTGATAGTTTAGCTGGTTATTGGGATGCAAGTCCTGAATTTAAATCGCGTTATCAAGATCTAATTTCACTTAACCGTAAAAATGAAATTGCTTTGATGACACCGCTTCTTACGTATGATAAAAAGGCTATTGTAGAATATTGTGCTAATAATAACGTTTCATTAGCGAACACATACACGTGTTATAGTGGTGATGAGATTGCAGATGCAACAACCCCGAGTAGTAGCTTACGTATTAAAGGTTTTGCTGATGCAGGTTACATTGACCCACAACCATATAAGCAAGATTTAACTTCATTTTGGGAAGAAAATAATTGTAAGCCATATCCAGATGACCCGTTTTTAGGAATGGGTGGTACTAGAGGATTAGGTTAATAATCTTCGTGGTCGTCTTCAAATTCTGAAGCGTCTGCATCTTCACGATCATACATTTCAAGCCCTTCCATGTCACCCATTTTATCGGGATCGACCTCTGGTTGGGTTTCTTCGTCTCCAAACACTTCATCTAAAAGACCTTGCATAATCATATCTTCAACTACCTTTTTAGCCAAAGACTTATCTACATATTCAGATGCAAAGTTAATAATATCATTTGCATCTTCGGCACTGTTTTCTACATAATTAATAATGTCTTTTTGCACACCCTTTAAAGGAACTTCATAAGCTTTATCACCTGGTTTAAACTTTCTTCCTTTTATTTTTACTTTACCTTGTTTGGCTTTCTTATATCTTGTTGCTCTACTACGTGCACCGGCACCACCGCGGATACCTTTGATTCTCATCATCATTTCATAGTAACTTTCTTTACGTTCTTCTCCTGTATCAGGGTCAATTACTGTTTTTCTTTCTCTTTCCGCATATTGTTTCTTCCTACCTTCTTCTAAGGAATAAGCTTTTTGGTAAGATTCGAAAAGGTTTTGAGAATCTTTATCTTTCATTTGAATTATTTATTAGATTAGCTATAATATAAACAGATGTGTGCAATATTTGGAACTACAAGTAGAGAAAAATTTATTAGTCTTTATGATCTGAATAAAGACCGTGGTGGTTATGCTGCTACGTTTAGTGGTATAAAGGATGGTAAGATCAATACATTTAAAAGTAAGTTATTTGATATTGAAAATCTTTATCTAGAAAATTGGGACTATTATCTGGGGCATCATCAAGCTCCTACTAGTTCAGTAAGGAAGTATACAGAAAAGACGTCACACCCGTTTAATTATGGTAGGTGGCATGTAGCTCATAACGGTGTTATTAGTAACTATAAACAAGTTACAGAAGCTAGTGATACTAAAGAAATAGATACATCGTATATACCTGCATATATGGAAGAGTTAGACCTAAGTCCTTTGGGTTTGAATGATAAAGAACTATTAGAAGAGACTTTTAGTGCATTCAAAGGAACGCATACTTGTTGGGTGTGGGATGATAAAAATGGTAATTTACATTTAACTAAAAACGGTAGTACTTTATTTGTAGAAGGTGAATCGTTTTCATCTGTTCAATTTGATACAAGTAAACCTGCATTAGATGGTTATGTATACAAATATTATCCTAAATCTGGGTTTTTAGAGTATGTAAAGTTTGGTGGTAATAACCCTTTTGCTGTATTCAGTTGATATCTAACAAGAGGTTATTATTATAGTTACATGAAGACAGCATTAGTTTGTGGCGCCGGTGGTTTTATTGGTAGCCACTTAGTTAAAAGGCTTAAAAAGGACGGTTATTGGGTAAGAGGTGTCGATCTTAAGTACCCAGAGTTTAGTAAAACGGAAGCAGATGAATTTATTACCGGTGATTTAACCAGACAAGACTTCGTTGATAGGATTACAAAGACAGGTAGTTATTTTGGGTCTGTTCCTATCCAATATCAAGAACAATTTGACGAAATTTATCAGTTAGCTGCCGATATGGGCGGTGCTGGGTACATCTTTACAGGTGATCATGATGCAAATGTTATGAGAAACTCAGCTACTATTAATCTTAACATTCTCAATTCAGTTAACACCTTAAATCAGTTTGTTAAATTACCATGGTATAACGATTCAAGAGTACACCCTTATGAAGAAAAGGTAACTAAGATCTTTTATAGTAGTTCTGCATGTATGTACCCTGAACATAACCAGTTAGACCCAGATAACCCGAATTGTGAAGAATCCTCTGCATACCCTGCTAACCCAGACAGTGAATACGGTTGGGAGAAGTTATTCTCCGAAAGGTTATATCTTGCATATCAACGAAATTACGGTATTCCTTGTAGAATAGCAAGATTTCACAATATTTACGGTCCAGAAGGTACGTGGACTGGTGGTAGAGAAAAAGCACCAGCAGCAATTTGTAGAAAGGTAGCTGAAACCCAAGATGGTGGTAGTATTGACGTGTGGGGTGACGGTAATCAAACACGTTCATTTTTATATGTTGATGAATGTGTAGACGGAATTAGACGTTTAATGGATTCAGACTTTTCTGACCCAGTAAATCTTGGATCTGACGAAATGGTTACTATCAATCAGTTAATTGAAACGGCAGAATCGGTTGCAGGTAAAAAATTAGTTCGTAACTATATTGACGGGCCGACAGGTGTAAGGGGTAGAAACAGTGATAACAAATTAATTAGTAAAGCACTTAATTGGACACCTAACTATCCTTTACTTGATGGTATTATCAATACATATGCTTGGATTAGCAAGCAAGTTGAAGATGCAAAGTCTTAAATTATACTGAAATAGATGTCAGAAAAAGCTTTAGATTTAGATTACTACGAGAATATAGTAATGTACAAGAGTCTTACTGACCCTCGTTATTTGGGGTCAATAATTGACTTTATGCAACCTCGTTTCTTTGAAAATAAAAACTTTAAAGACGTGATAACTATTGCTAAAGCTTTTTTCTATAAAAGACAATCAATTCCTACTGCAACTGAAATAGCAAGTTATTGTACCACACCTGAACTAAAAACTTCACTTAAAGAAACGTTAGTTAAAATTGATCAACTTGATAAAACGTTTAACCATGATGAGTTATATCAATGTACAGAACGTTTTCTTAAAGAAAAAGCAGTATATCATACAATGCTAGAAGTTGCTGATGATGTAAGTAAAGGTCAAGTTGACCCGACTGCTATTTTTGAAAGGTTTAACGAATGTTGTTCTATTAATTTATCAGTAGACATAGGTTTTGACTTGTTAGTAGATCATCAGAAGTTAATTGATAACTTACAAATTGAAGAACCAACGGTACCATCGGGTTGGGCATGGGTAGATGAAATGTTAGATGGTGGGTTCTTAGAAAACGGTAGATCTATCTATGTGTTTGCAGGTGAAACTAACGTAGGTAAGTCTATTTTCCTTGGTAACATAGCAGTGAACATGGCTAAACAAGGTAAAGCTGTATTGGTTGTATCTCTTGAAATGAGTGAGTTAATGTATGCTAAGAGATTAGCAGGTAACCTAACTGGTATTGAAATTAATAACTTAAGACATGAGATACCGACGTTAAGATCCAAGCTTGATGAACATATTACTAGTAACCCTAAAGGTAAACTTTTAATTAAAGAATTTCCACCTAGTACTATTACAGCATCACAACTAGGTGCGTTCATTAAGAAGATAGAACAGAAAGGTATTAAGATTGATGCATTGGTTCTTGACTATATTAACCTTATGCATTCGCCTATAGGTAATAATAGTTATGAAAGAGTTAAGTATGCTACCGAACAAGTAAGAGCTTTGTCATATACCCATAATTGTCCTATTATTACTGCTACTCAGTTAAATAGAACTGGGTATGATACTGATAACCCGGGTTTAGATACGATTGGTGAAAGTATGGGGTTAGCCATGACAGCAGATGCAATATTTTCTATCTTTCAAAACGAAGAAGACAGAGGATTAGATCAAATACGGTTAGGTGTTATGAAGAACCGTTTCGGTCCTAATCATGGAGCAACTGAAATGAGTATACATTACCCGACTTTAACTATTACCGATGGAGCTGATCAAGATATGGGTAATGCAGCTGCAGATGTACTTGGATCCATTCAAGACTTAGTTAATACTTGATAATCATAAAGAATACCATAATTAATCTAAATGAACGGTAAGAATTACATATTCACTGATTCAGATTTAGATGGTGTTGGTAGTTTATTGGTTGTTAAGTGGCTAGTTGATAACGATATTAGCTATAAAACAACTACCTATAGAAACTTTAGAGAAGATTTTCTTAGTTTCTTAACTAACAACAAGCTTTCTGACTATGATAACGTGTTTATATGTGATTTGAACGTTAGTGAACATTGTGATATACTTAATTATAAAAATATTACTGTTATTGATCACCATAATGGTAAAGACAATTATGATGATTATAGCAAAGCAACACTTATATTAGACAGCAATTATACATCAACAACAAAATTAACTTTAAAACACTTAATTAACGAAATTCCTAATAGCACAACTAAATTAAACAAAAATAAAGCAAAATTAATAGAATTAATAGACGATTATGACTGTTATAAACTAGCTCACAGAGAAAGTATTGGGTTAAACCAGGTCTTATGGGGGTATACCGGTGACAGGGTCGGTAAGTTTATAGAAGAGTTTGGAGAAGGGTTTCAAGAATTTAGTTTATTTCAGAAAAACATGATAGCCATTGCTACAAAGAAGGTTATTAATGCTTTAAAAACTGATGACAGCTTTATCTATGAAACAAAGATTGATGGGAAAGAAAAAAGACTAATATCACTCGTATGTGATCATAATATCAATGAAATAGCATCCGGGTTACTTAAAAAGTATAAATGCGACATTGCATTTGTAGTTAATCCCAAATCTAAAAATGTTAGCTTTAGAAAACGTAAAGGTGACAATACTAATCTTTGTAAATTAGCTTTAAAGTTATGTGAAGGTGGTGGACATACTGATTCTGCAGGTGGAAAGATTACTGAAACGTTTCTCAAGTTTTCAAAACTCTTTAAACCTGTAGCATTAGCATGAAATGAAACAAGATTCCTTCAACCCGATAGAATTTGCTAGATCGAAAGAAGTAGGCCATGCCTTTATGAGCTTCTGTTCTTTTGTTTCTATTATTAATAATAAAAAAATTAATGTACCTAACATTTTTATTTTACTTTTAAAGGAAGCAAAGCTTAGAGCTTTGTTTAAAGAGATTTTAGAAATAGATACTGATTTTGAAATGGTTAAAACGTTCGTGCACTTCGAACCCTCTTTACATAAAAGTAAATACATTATGAAGTATCTTAATAGTCGACGTAAAAAATTGATTTACTAAGAAAGTCACTTATAATCAGTTTGTGACCGAGTTCGAACAACTTATCTACAATCTTCACCTTAAGGTAACCAGAACGGTTCAAAATAAACCTTATCGTTTTAGGAATAATTTTGATAATGTAACAGAAGACAAACAAATGTTCTGTAAAAAGTTATCTAATTTCTTTTCTAGACATAAACACATTAACATTGAAACGTTTTTTAGAGCTCCTTACGAAATATATGACGATAAACCGAACCTAGATCTAAAATTTTACACTTCTTTAAAAGCATCTAAGCTTTATTTTGATTATATTAAAAGTAAGAACAAACATGACGTTAACTCAAAAGAAACTAAAGAGTTTTACAAAAACACTGCTTTGTTTGTAACAAAGTTCTGTATTGAAAATAAAATTCGGTTCGAAGACTACACACTCTATAAAGTTAATGAACATGATAGAATGAATGCATTCTTTACTCACCTAAAAAATGGAGATGTTTCCATTTATTTTCTTCTCAATACGGAACATTTCGAGAAGGAGTTTAAAAAACAAGATAAAGAGATAATAGACTTTATGCTCAAAGATATAATTTCTACATTAGGTGAACATCGCATGAAATTCTACAATAAAAAGGAAACAACCACCGTCTTTTTTAATAAAGTGAATGCCGCATGCAAAAATAAAGTTGATTCAACATTGGATTAATATATAATTGTAAGGAATGACGGTAACGGGTGTTACCCATAACGAAAAAATAGAAAACTAAAACTAAAACTTAAAAATGGCAGATATTAAATCATTATTCGAAAGTATTAAAACTGAAATGACTAAGGACGATGGGAAGTCTCAACGTTCTAACTTTTTACGTACAGAAGTTGGTAACACATACACTGTACGTTTACTACCAAACGTAAAGGATGCTACTAAAACATTCTTTCGTTATTTCTCACACGGTTGGACATCGTTTGCAACCGGTCAGTATATCAATCATATCAGCCCACAAACGTGGGGTGAGCGTGATCCTATCGGTGAAGCTCGATATCGTATTACGAAAACGGGCACAGAAGAAGAAAAAACCAAAGCACAAACGATTTTGCGTCGTGAAAACTGGTTGGCTAATGTGTATGTGATTAACGACCCCGTTAATCCTGATAACAACGGTACAATTAAGTTGTTACGCTTTGGTAGGCAGTTGCATAAAATCATTATGGAGGCTATGCAAGGTGATGAAGCCGATGAGTTGGGTTATAGAATCTTTGATCTTAGCAAGAATGGGTGCGATTTTCGTATCAAAGTTGAGAAGCAAGGCGACTTTCCAACATATGTTTCATCAAAGTTCGGTATGCCTAAGGCTATTGAAGGTGTAGATGACACTAAAGCTAATGAAATCTATAATTCAGCATCAGATCTTGAATCAGTCTTTACTGTAAAAAGTTATGATGAGTTAACTGAGATCTTGAACGAGCATTTCTTTTGTGTAAGTACTAATGATGTACAAGAACCTGCAAAGCCTACAACGACAGTGGTTGAGTCCAAAGTGGAAAAGACTGAAACCGCTCCAGTTGCAGCAAGTAGTACAGCAGTTTCTGATGATACTGACGACGATATCGCCGATTTGCTTAATAGCTTAGGTGATATTAATGAGTAAATGCAACCGCAACAACTAAAAGAAAAAACTCAAGTAGATTATCAGGCTGGTCTTGATCCATCTGCTTTACAACCGGGGGCAGTAATGCCCTCGGTTAATCCAATGGAGGACGCCATGGCTATTCGTTCTCTTTTTGGTACAATTCATAACGAACTTAATGAGGTAAATAAAAATTTAGTTGACCCTTCTGTTAATCTACAGGCCAAAAACGTAGATAAGAGTGTTATGGATAGGGATATTCTTAATATTGTTGGTAGAAACAAACTTCAACAGCAAAACGGAGCTATTCCACAACAACCACAACAACCACCGCAGCAGCAACAATTTATACCCCAACAGGCGCCGCCGCAACCTCAAATAGACCCTAATCAATTAGAGTTAAACTTTGATGATTCAGTTACAGCAATCAAAATTTTTAACAAACTTGATGATCTTGAAACAAAAATGATTAGGATTGAAATGAAAATCGATAAATTAATCGAACCTTCCAAGAATAAAAAAAAGTAACTTGTAAACCTACTGGAGGTTTCTATAATAAGTTATGGTCATTAATATCAAAGATAAGAGTCAGTTTGTAAACGGTTATCTAAGACCGATTAGTGCGCTGACTGAGGCTGTAATCATTAAAAGCAACGACAATAAACTTCAATGCATTGCAAATAACGAGCAAGGATTAATTATCTACGCAAGTTATGATATAGATATAGAAGAAAAGTTAGTCTTTAATATACCTAACGTAAAAAAATTAGAAAAAGTATTAACTTTTATTGATTCAGATGAAGTTAATTTAAATTACAAGGGTAATGCATTAGGTTATTCAGATAAAAAGCTTCGTTTTAAGTATCATTTCTTAGATGATAATATTATTCAAGCTCCTAAACTAAGTGTCGATAAAATTCTTAATTTACCTTTTAATATTGAATTCAAAATTGATTCAACATCAATAAATGAGTTAGCAAAAGGTGCAGCTTTTGTTTCTGAATCAGAAAAGCTATATTTTAATATTGCAGATGGTGAAATCTTTGCTGAAATTACAGATAAATCTAATTCATCTGTAGATAGTTATTCGATTAAAGTTGCAGATATTGATGACGATGTAAGTACAAGCTTTCCAATTCATTTTGACATTATTCGTCTATTAGGCAGTACAAATGCTGATCAAATCGTTGTTAAAATTAATACAGAACAAGGATTGAGCATGTTTGAGATAGATACTTCATACTCTAAACTTAAATACGTTGTACCTGGATTGCAAGTATGAAGAATAAAGTAAAGACATTAGGTTATTTTAAGAAAAGACTTAAAGATAATGGCTTCATTGTATTAGATTTGTTTAGAAACTACAATGAAAACGATAAACGTAAGTGGAGTATCTTAATTAACCCCGGGCAAGAAAGTGTAATTTGTACTTGTTATGAAAATTACGATAGAGATATCGATACTGCCTTTGTTTTTGATGATGGAGGAAGGAAAATACCTAAAAACTTTATTATTACATCACCATCTATGGAGTCAATTATTGAACAAATGCTTTTAAAATGGAAAATTAATAATGATAATAAAAATTCTCCTTACTTTAGAAGTAAATGAAAAAATTTCTTGTTAACTTTAGATCCGAAGGCATACCTGGTTGTAAAGGTACATTTAAATATGCTCAAAAAGAAAATACAAGAACAGGGAAAGAAATTGGTGGTTTTGATGATGTTTTTGAATACTCAATAAATGAAATAGACCATGAATTTAAACAAAAAAATAAACATTTATTTAAATTTAAAAGAGGCGCTGGTTATTGGGTTTGGAAACCTTACATAATTTTAAACGCTTTAAATCAGGTAAACAACGATGATGTTATTTTCTATTGTGATTCTGGTAGTTCATTTATAAAACCGGTAGATTCTTTAGTCAATCTTATACACGACACCGACGGGGTTATGGTTTTTAGATTAGGTAATGAATCTTACAGTAAAGAAAGCAATCAAACTAAAAGAGATGCATTTATATTAACAGGTTGTGAAGGCGAAAAATATACAGACACTTATAGTAGAATAAGTGGTTTCAATATTTGGAAGAAAAACGACTTTTCAATTACTGTAATTAAAGAATGGCTTTATTATAATCAAATACCTAATTGTGTTACCGATTCCCCTAGCATATTAGGTGATAACTTTCCAGGATTTAGAGAGCATAGACATGATCAATCTATTTTAAGTTTAGTATCTAAAAAATATAATATTAAATCTTACCCAACCCCTTGTCAATTTTGGTCTGGTGGGGTTATTACAAATAAACTAAATTTAGAACAGTCATATTTTGAAAGACCATATGGTAACGTTATTGATAATCATAGAAATAAAGATTAAATACTTTTATGAGGGGAAATAACAAGCCACGACCCACACCATCTAACAATAAAGAGGAATCCCTCAATTTATCTGAAAAGCAAATTAAAAAAGCTTTCGAAAAATTAGTTCAAAAGAAATTAACAGAAGACCAAAAAACAAAATTCAAAAATTACGAAGATCTTGACCGTATTATAGGTGAATTTATGGACTGTTGCATTGTAATGGGGTATGATACCAATGGTGAAGGGGTGGTTAGAATGATTCACAGTAATAATATGCAACATGATGCATTATGCAACCTATTACATAAGGTAGTAGCTTCGCAATTTGGTTCAGGTCCTTTTAATAGTAATCCTTGACTTTAAAAGTGTTTATCATAAAATATTTTTATGAGTGATACTGTAGACGAAACGGTGCAAATAGCACCAGAATCTAAAATTTTAATTATTGGCCGCGGGTTTATTGGGCAGCAACTTATGAATTTTTTAGCAGCTGATAATTCTATCGAGGTCCATTCAATTTCACAAGCAGAAGTTAATTATATGGACAATGCTTCGTTGTTAAACTTCTTTATTGATTATGCAGAAAATCAAGATACTATTTTTGACACCGTTATTAACTGTTCTGGTGTTACAGGTGAAAAGAATGTTGATGATGTAGAAGCTAATAAAGAATTAGCTTACCTTTATAATACAGTTTTACCCTCTTCAATAGCTGCAGCATGCGCAAACGTTGGTATTCCTCATTTTATTAACGTGTCGTCCGGTTGTATCTTTGATGGTTACAAGAAAGATGACGATGGAAACGAAATTGGTTGGGATGAAAATGATGTCCCTAACTTTGGTATGTTTAATGAT